TTTGAGATGATTTACAGGCTTAAAGATGGTTCAATTAAGATCATGGAAGGTCGAGCAAAACCAAAAAAGGTGCAAACTGTAGTGTCTTTTCAAGGTGGTGTTTATGAAACCTTGAGTGAAAATACTTTTGCTGGCTTATGTGGAGCTGTTTTGATTTCACGAGGAGCCCATGGTGCCATTACAGGATTACATCTTGGTGGTCATGCTGGAACTCCAATGGGATGTTATGGCTCTTTCATTAAACCAGAGTTGGATGAAGCTATTAAGAAGCTTGATGAATTTGATGCTGTTGTTTTATCTGGTGCTGCAGAAAAGTTTTCACCACAGGTTCTTGGTGTAACAGTATTTTGTGATCAACCAGTTCACAAGAAGAATCCAATCAATTTCATGCCGGAAGATTCTCAAATCGAGTATTATGGCGCATGTCCGGGTAAAGTCAAGGCTGTTTCTCGAGTTAAGGTCACACCTATTAGCCATTTGGTTACCGATGTGTGTGGCATTCCAAATAAGTGGGGACCGCCTAAGATGAACCCTGATTGGTATGGTTGGCAAACTTGTTTGGCCAATTTATCCAATCCTGGGGAACCGTTCCCACATGATCTTATTGTTAGAGCGGTCAAAGATTATAAGAAACCATTGATCGAATTGTTTCAGAGTAGCTTGTGGAATGATGCGGCTCCCATGAACGACAAGGAAAACATTAATGGCGTTCCAGGTGTTAAGTTCATGGATGCCATCAAAATTGGAACGTCTATAGGTTTCCCTTTGACAGGACCAAAGAGCGAGCACATGCTTGATGTTGATGTGTTCGACAATGATGGATTGTTGGATAGAAAATTCAAGGATTATGTGCTTGAAGAAATTGCGCGTTGTGAAGCTTGTTATTTGAGTGGTGAGCGAGCTTATCCTATAGCTAAAGCCTGTAAGAAGGATGAGATTTTAGCAAAAGAAAAGTGCCGTATTTTTTACGGAAACTCAATTGCTTTAACCTTTTTAGTTCGTAGATATTTTTTGCCTTTGGTTCGAGTTTTAATGATGAATCCACTTAAGTCTGAATGTGCTGTGGGAATTAATTCTCATGGACCTGAATGGGATCAACTTATGAAATATTTGCGTTCAAAGAATGATCAGAAATTTCTTGCTGGTGATTATAGCAAGTTTGATCAAAAATTGCCTTCTCAAGTTTTGTTTGCAGGTTTGAGGATTCTCATTGATTGTGCAAGTGTATGTCCTGGTTATAAAGAAGAGGATATTGGGGTTATGAAATCTATGGCAGGAGATTTAGTTTTCTCCATGATAGCATTTGATGGTAACTTGATTGGTTTGAATAGTGGGGGACATATTAGTGGAAATCCACTTACTGCCGTTCTTAATAGCATTTGCAACAGTTTGAACATGAGATGTTGCTT